TTCTAGTTCACGGTTTTCCTGTTTGAACGTTATATAATGTAATTATATTTTATGTGCTCAAGATTAGAATTTATTGTTCGATATTTTCATTAAAGCTTTATATTATTTTGATTATTATCTTAATCCAGTAATCTTCTATGGTGTCCAAACAATAATTTATTTTTAGTATATTTTTCTGTTTTATAACATATCACATAATATGTTATATTAATTTTTAACATGATGTAATTATACCTAATGTTTCATACATAAAGCGTATTACAAAGATAATACATCATAATACCCTATTGGATTAATTGGTAAGTTTTGTTTCTTAATTATTTACATAACTCTTTATCTATTGCCTAACTGCATCATATAAGACATTGCTCTCATTGTGTGGTTTAATTAATTTATTTTACCAACACCATTGAATACTTAAAATCTATTTCTTAATCTAAAATAATCTGGTCCACATCCTAAAGTGCCTAATGCATTCTTATAAAAAACCAATTGACAACAAGTGCCATACTATTGTCTCAATGTTTATTTACTTAACATATTATAATGCTGTTTGATATATTTTTTAAGTTTAGTTATGTTAGGTTTAGAACTAAAAAATCCCTAATTATCATCACCTAAGAATATCATTAGTAATAAGTAATGCCATGATGCTATTATAAAGTCCATATGTACTTGCATATTAGTAAATACATTACCTATTGCTGTTGTAACTTGACCTGACAACCTCTGCCAATTTGCTTTACTAGTTGCAAAATTAGATTTCAATCTCCATTATTCATGCATTGTGCGCCACGCTGTTATTACATTTTGTTGCACTCCAAAAAACATATATAGTAACATTTAGACTTATAATATATCCTTATCTGTTTGCCTATCTTGTTTTGTTAAATCACATTAATAAAACCAATTGCAATTAAAGATTCTATTAACTCTACTACATATTTAATCAGGTCGTAATCCATCTAAATATACAAATTTAGATTTTAATATTAGTTTCATACGTTTTTTAACTTATAAAAATATATGTGCAAAAGCAGCTACAACTCCATACCTTTGCCACATGATAGTTCTTGCTTGTTGCTATTTCCAACTTAATATTGGTTCATCTTTAGTTAAAGATTATACTTTAAGGTGTAGTTTGATATCATTAATTGGTTTAGTGCTTAATTATTTTGTTAACCAAATGCTTAAATCTTTCAATTTTGAATTCTTATTTTAAGTACCTTGCAACCATTATATTGTTTTGGCTGTATCAAAAGTTAATTTGTTGTTGTTAAAATATTACACTCTATCTTATGTTACATCAAAGTAAACACTTTTAAATTTTTGAAATTGTAGCCAATAATTTGGCGTATACACTCTATATGCTATCACTGATAACACTCTACCAGTTATCGCATTAAATTAAGCAAATGTTTTACGTGATAATACTGGTCTACTAATCTATGGGTAAGGTGTAGTGGTGTGTTTAATTATCTTTTCTAATCTTATTGGATGTTATCTTGATCTTACAATAGCCTGATTTTTTGGACCATATTGTGTTAAATGATCGAAACAATCATTAAATTCCCAAAAAGTAATAAGTTATGCACTAATTAAAGATCTAGCGTATGATTTTTAATCATTAGCTTAAACGTTGAAGAAAGGAGTTATATATGGTATATACTATTATCTTACTTGCAATTATAAATTTGTATCTGCATTTACAAATTAATATTGTTCACTTTTATACATTGCTAATAATGCTTATGTGTTAACGTCTTTGACTAATTTTTAATTTAGTACTTGTTAATCTTTTTTATTTGTGATGCTAAATCCTAAAACAAATTATTGTTTAAATCTTTACAGATTCAATCTATAATCTGGTAACATTATGTGTTGTGACATTTATTATGGTTGACCACCTATTAAACTTAATTTATATACAGTATTTGTAGTGCAGTGTAATATATGATTTGAAAAATTGCTTAAAACATATACTTTAGTATGTATGTGATATGGTACTGGGTCCACTACTTTGTAATTATGTACCATTTTTGATGTGACTTGTATTGTAGTTACATTGGTACCGAACATAGAGTATACAATACTTTTTAATTAAGGTTACAACATTTGTAACAATAAACATAATTGTTGAATGTTCATTTTCTAATTAACTTGCCTCATTTATTATTTATGTTTTAATTTATCATTATTTGATTGTGTCACTTATTATAAATTGATACATAATAGATCTATTTGTTGTTTAGTCAATGGTTTTTTATATAATAGTGATGTTCCTAATACATTTGGTCTAATATTCCATGTAAACAATATTAATTTCACATATTACAATGTTATATGATCTATACATTACAAGTTGTATCGTACTTCAAAATTATTTATAACCAATCTATTTATAGCAATGGAATGTGTTTATATCAATTTGTCATATAAATTAATTTTTTATTTATTCTAACACAAAAATTATATTTTAATGTCTGGGAAAATAGCTAAAGGGTTCCTTTTATTGTGATGTTCTCTGTTAGTATAATTACAAATTATAACACGCTAATCTCCTTTTAGATTATTTGGGTCAACACTTATTTACACATCTGTCATTTATATTGATTATAATAACAGTTTGTTCCTATTATCAATTGTGTATACTTTACCTTTACGAGTAAAAATAGTGCCTTTTGTTGCCATCTTAGTTGAATTGATGGTGAAATTAAGATCTAGTATAATGCCAGAATAATTGCGTATTTATATTGGTGGTACTAACCTGACTATACTTGCCATTTATTATTAATTATTAATCAATATTGATACTGTTGGTACCATTTATTATCCTATGATTAACACATAGTATCTATTTGGTTTTAAGTTCACTTAATTACTACGTAAACCATATCTGTCCATGACTAATTAAGTGTAAATAAATGGGCATGGTACTCTTTAGAATATAATATATGCATTGCGCATTTCAAATCTGGCTATTTAGTCATATTTATTTTTCAATAATTTATTATGTTTATTTTAACATATGTCAAAATACAATTGTCTAGTTTATTAATAATTTAACATAAACTGCTATGACATTTTCTATATTATTATTTATTAATTTATCAATTATTATTATCTTAGCATAACTATTTTGTTAATTTATGTTACATTATTTATTCGAATCACCACACAGTGTTGTGAAATGTTGTATGTGCGTTATAATAAAAATTATATATTATCCCATTATTTATTTACTATTATGGCAGTGGCAACTTCACCATCATGATATATTATATTGCATCTCATCAATAATGCCATGTTTATCAATTATTGTAATGATGCTGATTATATTTTATACTTTGGCCACAAATTTTTCAATTTGATAACAGTTTCTTTATGCATTATGTTGAATTGTTGTAACATAGAAGCTTTCACACAACCTGTTGGTTAAGTTGGAGAATATATTATCATGTAATCACATTTAAATTGATATACACCTGGTTATGCTACAAATATAGATTTAACATAATTCTTTTTAGACATTTATGGTTTAGTCATTCTTAATGTTAATATTTATGTTGTAAGTTTCTTTCTTGATCTATCATGTTGTATGTTAAATATTTAATATAATGTTGCTTACAATTACTATTAACTTTGCTAGTATGGTTTAACTTTCAACAATCTTTATCTGTACTTTTACGCATACATGTTTATTTATCTTATAGCTTATCTAAGTGTTTATAAGCTAGAATATACACTAGTAATGGTTTGACCAGTTATTTTAGCATATTCAATATAATTAATACATTGTTACTAAGCAATACCAGCACCAATTGCAGGTATGCCATATTTAATTAAAGTTGCAATGTGACCAGCACCACATGTAGTAGCACAAAAATGTATTAAGTGATGTTATTTTTACATGTTTATGAATTTGATTGTATGTATTTAATTTTATGAATTTTATATTTTGATTTACTACTTACACTGTATAAAAAAGTTATAAATGTATGGTGATATTAACATATCTAAATATTCAACATATTGTTGTATGTCTTTAGCATTATATGTTGATAAAAATAACACAAAGTTTTTCTTTACTGTACCTCTTTGTTATAATTACACTACTTTTCTAGTAAAACTATCTTATGCTTTGTTTGTTGCATTGTGGTTAGGATTTTTCATTATAATAGCATTACATTTGGCTGCTTACTGTTATATTTGTTAATACTACAAGTTTAATTTTATTTTAAGTAAAGTAATATCAAATGCAATCAAATATTTATATATTTTCCTTTATACATGCCATGTATCAGCTTAATGGATAAATTATTATAGATTAACTTATTATGTAGTGGACATATTGCCTAATCTAATTTATATTAATTTTACACCTTATTGTAATGATAATCTATAAGTGTGTTGCCAATTGTTAATTATTAAATAATCAAATTTGTATTCTTTTTATATAGCTTGCATTATAAAATCATAATGTTTGGCCCTTAGATCATGTATTAATGCATACACGTTGGCTTTTCCTTTATCTACTATAATTGCTCTATTTATTAAAGCTAATAGTTAACTTTAATTTTAATTTGTTAAATAAACCACGTTAGACACACTTTTTGCACTTTAATACCACATTGCACTTGCCATCGTTATTATATTAAATTTCATTGGTTTAAGTAATTTTAGTAAGTATAATGGTGTTAGATTGTCACCATTAGTATGTTGGAAGAAGTAGAATATATATGGTTTACTTGAATCTATTTACACCACACTGTGTTTCTCAAATTGCATATATAATTTGCCAAATAAGTACTATTGCATGTTAGTAATACTTTGATAATCTTTAAATTTTTTACCTGTTTATAATATATTAAATGAACTTTATTTATTTTATATTTTCTTTTTAATTGCTCTTGTGAATAATTATATATCATTAACAGATCTATATTTGTATTTCTTGTTCTGTTTATTAATACAAAAATCATCTATTATAGCATTTAATACTACTTCTTTGCCGCGTTATTAAGTTCTTAATTGGGTGTAAGCAATATTTAAGGTTTTAAGTAGATTATCATTCTTCCTTATTAATTTATACAATTATATGACATCAGTGAAATTGGTTTTAATCAATATATTACCATAATTCAAAGATATTTATAATTGTTAACATCTAGTTGAGTTCATGTATTGATCTATAAAGTGTGGGCAATGTATTTGTGGAATTTTGTACCTTATACAGCTAATTATTGTACCCATACCTGCATGATTTATACATAATTGTATATTAGGTAACAATTATTATTATATGAATTACTTTATTACTATTCCACCTTTTATTTATATGTTTTTCTTTATCGTGTTATCTACAAGTATCAATCTACACTAAGGTAACGTACATGTTAATGTTTCAAACAATTCGTACATTTTAATTTTTACTTATTATATCTTGCTTGTGGCACCTAAACTAATCAAAATGTTATATTTGTTTTAGTTATGTACTTTTGAATTTTATACCATCTTTCTATTATTTTATATTATTATTTTATTTGGTATATAAAGTACACGTTAATATTACTGATTAAATTACATTAATTTTGGATATGAGGCAATTACAAACAATTTTTATTATTATTACAATACATGATTTTTGTTAAAGAACATTACCATCATTTTATATTAATCTAATAAACTAAAATTAATTAGTTTGAATTTATTAATTGGAAATGGCCACAAGTACATTAAATGTGATTTTTTCATTATGGCTATTTAATGTAACAATGGGAACCATGGTACACCAATAACTACTCTGCACACTATTGTGTTTTATTATATTACTTTACGAACTTAATCAGTGTAGTTTTTACTTAATTTCTTTAATTATATAAGGTCGTATTATTAAGCGTAATTATATAATGAATTCAACATTTTAGTCATATCATAGTGCATACATATGCATTTAACATTTCTGTATTTTGTGATAACTTTTTTATGTTAATAATGGCATATTACACATACTCTGTATTTACTATCTAAATTGAAAATTGTTTGTTGTACTGATATTGCATCACCTCGTGAACCAAATACACAAACCAAAATATCAAAGTTTGTATTTTATTCGACTGTTTTAATTGCTGTAGCACTATTTGGTATATTTTGTGACAATATCAATGGTGCAACTATTGGTTCAGTTGACTGTTCATCTTATTTTTTGATTTATGTAGTTTAAAATTTATTTTACTGAGTTGTATTTGATGATGTGGGAATATTCATTTGTTCTTATTATTACAATCTTTATTTGTTTTGTGTTTAATCTCTTTGCATTGGCTTTGATTAGTTTTGTTATTTTATAACAATTTATTTTGTTCTCTATGCTTAGTATATCTTTGAATATTTATTTTATTATTATTATTACTATTATGAGCTAGAATCATTATCATCTGGTTTATTATTATCATCAGGATATGTCTTCTATTAATGTTGTACTCTTCTGTCTTTATATCCATATCTAATTAGCTTATATTATACATCTATAAATAATATTTTCATATTGTTATTATATTAATGTTAATTTATTTTATATGGTAAGAATTATTATACAATATTGTATAATTGTTTCAATATTGGTTAAATATATTCTTTTGCTAGTTAGTTGACAAATGCAAATGTTTTGGTAATCATGGCAATTATTTGTGGTATATGTTACAATAAAAATTCATTTGTCTTGATAGCTTAGAATAATGAATGTAATAATTTGAATTTTGCATATGTATTATTGTGTATGTAAAATGCTAGATATACTGTGTCCAATAATTGGTATGTTTATATCTTGTGTGTTTGTTGAACATCATGCACACTAGTGTCATAAGCTAATGCTAAAGTTCGTGCATAAGCCAATAAGTCATCACATGAGGTTTACTATGTGGATAATCTATATAACAGTAATTTAAATATTTGTCTCTTAATCTTTAATGTGCGTGTTGTGAATATGGTTCTTTGGTTTATAATCTCGATTAAATTAGTATTTACCCATGGTACCCTAATTAAAATGTCATTATCACATGTTACAATGTTTGTCATAGACATGTAAAATACTGGTTTACAAGTATATAATTGTATACTGACTATGTTCCAATCTAAGCATGTTTTGTATACTTTGGTGTATAATATAGTGTCTGGTTTACCATATCTGCTTAATTACATGTTACAATACAATTACTTATTAAATTTGTGTGCTATCTTTTATTTATTAAATTGTATTTAACTATCATGTAAATTAACATTATAATAGTTGCTATTTCTATTTAATGTTGGTAAAGCAGCAAATATACATTTTTAGTATGATTGTTATATTAAATTGATTATTTATTATGTTGAATAATACATGGCGTCGACACCTACCACAACTCTATTGTATAATGAGTCTCTCTGAGTGACAAACCTTGGTTGATAATTTTATTTAGGTTTATTTTATTTTTATTGTTTTGAATTCATAGCATCAGCAAATGATTTGAACATATATATATATGTTTGCTTTTATATTTATTGTAATAAATTTAAGAATTCATTTTATGGTGGTTGTATATGTATGTACATTTTTGACTGTAATGCAATGGGTGTTAATTGTGACATAGTAGTCATTATAGTTTTTTATGCACCTAATCTACAATATGAGGCTAAAATTAATGAATTAATAATTTATTTTGTACAATCTATATTCACATTGTATTAAGTTTGGACTACTTACAATTTTGATAATCCTTAAATTATATTTTATTTAACAAATTTAAAAGCACCTTTACTTAAATATACTACCTATTATTTATCTACTCTGGAGTTCAATAGTCGTTATGCTTTCATGTCTAGCACGATACTACCTACAACTGTTTGTTGTGCTACGTGGTCTTACAAAGCTAATATATATGGATTTCCTCGAATTGGAATTGCATTCATTATTTTTCTATCTATATTCATTTAATATTTGTTTATTTTTGATAAAGTTTATCCTATAAAAGTGTACAACACTTATTAATTAAATGGTTATTGCATAATTACATTGTATCTTGACAACATCGTCAGTGTATAATATATTCCATTATTGGTTTGATGTTATACTATTTATGCTATTGTATCTAGTGGTAAAGAAGAATAATTACGATAAGTTGGTTGCATTTATTATTTATATTTGAACCAACTTTATCTATCTATTTGTTTTTTATTAGCTATAGTTGTGCAATAACTTTAACAATTATTTGTTATACAGTCGAACACAGCTAATGGTGATATCATTATTCGTTATCTGATTAAATGTTAATGTATTTATTTTGAAATCAATATATAATTAAAGTAATTTGGCACATCTTAAGTATATGGTAATACACCTAACCATTGTAATATTACATTAAGTATGAAACTATAATTTGTATTAACATTAAACACTATATTGTTGCTGTACATATTTCTGTTTACGTTAGTGTGTATTATGGGAACTTTGTTACCCCACACTCTTATAACTAAGCCTGCAGTTGGTGGACAATTACGTGTCTTTGAGAATAATAAGTGTTAACCTAGAATAGTCATTGGTAATTTAGAGTTACCTAAAGTGTCTAAGATATACAACAATGCTACTAATTTGCGTTTACCTATATTGTCTAGTTAATATTAATAAACATTGTATTTTACGTGTTATTTCAATTTTTATAATTTCCTAGCATCATCCTGTTAAATTGCATTTGATGTGTGTGATGTTGATAACTATTAAACATCTTACTAATCAAATAATTTTTGAGATTGTATTTTATTTAATTGCGCTCTTATTAACATATTACTAGCTTCAAAGACTTAATTGTTGATTTTGATATGACCATATGATCCTATTTATAATTTATAATGGTCATGTTGATCAATAAGTGTCAATTTAATCTTTTTATATTTTGACAAATGTTATTTGATATAGTCAAACTTGAATTTATATATTTATCTTAAAGTCATATATTTGTAATTTTATGTAGCAAATTACTATTTCAAAATGTGCAGTGTTTCTTATTGTTACGGTCTAATTTTGTTTTAAGAACGTGTTAATTATACCATTTAAATTGTGACCTATCTACCTCTACCACGTCTTTGTGTTAATTATAATAAATTTGTAACTGTGGTTCCATATCCTGCAGTAATCAAAACAGTTTGTTATGTAGCTCTTGTAAGTGCAGATATTATATATGATTTTTATCCACATTTTGTCCATCCATCTTAACTTGGTGCTTGTATGATCATGGCTTTACCAACTTAATTACCTTGATATGCATGTACATTATATACAGGTATAGTCCATGATATATGTCTATTTAATATCTATGTAACTTTATTATTTACATCGCTAGTAAATGTTAGTATAACGTGTGGTCTATATTGTGTGATTTTGTCTACTAAATATTATGTTTGCAAGTTTGGTACCTGATAATGTTAAAAATCTGTGATGTTTGGTGATTAACATATTATGTCAGGTATTAATTATTTTAATCTATCAAACATTCTACCACCAATACGTCGTATTTTATTTTATGTGGTAATATTTTATGGTTTAATGTATTGTATTATACTTGTATCATGTCTTGTGCCATAAGATGAATTCATGTCAACCATACCTATTTGGTTTTAATCATAAAAGCATCTAATCTTTTAAACACCTTTATTGATGATAGGTATCAGATTAATCCAATCTATCATGTTTGCTTAGTCAACAAACAAAGTGTTCAACTTCTTATTGTGTGTGTTGCAAGCACGTTACAAAGTCATTACTGATGCATTTCGTCCTATTTTTCTACGTAGTGAATCAGTTGCTACACTTGTCATTGCAATAGCCATATCTGCTGCAGTTATTTATTGTGATATAACTGTAGATTTACCAAAACCTGGTGGTGCATTTAGTGCTGAGGCAGTAAATAATAATCGTTACATAGTCTCTTGTGCAGGTAGTTAATTACATAATGCTGCTATCTTATACCATGTGGATGCGAATGATTATTTTAATATGTATATTTTACCTACTAATTAACGTATCTACTGTTATGGGTACAAAGTGATTGAAGTGCCTGTAACTAATACAGTACATATGGTTGTGGACACTTTACTCTTAAACACTACAATATCTAGTGTTTTCAGCTTCTACGATTTGTTGGCAGTTATATAACCACCGTGTGATTTGACTAATGTCACTTATTATTTAAATTATTTTTTCTTAATTAATCTAGAATAATTATTCTAATTAATTAATGTCCTAGTCTTAATTAATTGCCTTATTAATGATTGTACGTATTAATTTGTAGATTGTTATATATTTCTAATGTCATTTAAATTTCTATTAAATTATCTTGTCATAAATTAATGGTTCACTAATGTTTTAGTGTCAACATTCAACATCGACAATGCTGGTACTAATTATGGTCGTACTCTAGTATGTATATATCCTATTGATGGTTAATGCACATTAGTAACATTGTTACTAATGAATGTATGGTTTTTGATGTTAACTAATATTGGATGCATACTAGTATTGTTAAAGTTATTAGCCATGTTGTTTTATTGTTATACACATCGTTATATTATCATGATCTATTAGTCTGATAGTATGTATTATCCGCTTTATTGATTGTATCCTAGTGTTCTAATGTAAGGCAAACGACATTAGAGATTAAGATTTTTACCAAATACTGGATATATGTCTGCACGTTTCACTTGTACGAACAAACCAGCAGTGTAGTGGCCATAGTCTAATATAAATTATTTGTTGAAATAAGAATTATGTATAATTGCAGCATATTGACTAGTTTAGTTAGTTCTTAATACTTACACTTTGAAGTTTTGTACTATAATAATGTTCCTGCGTTAATGTCTAGCTACTTGCATTATTTATTAAGTAGACCACCAGTTCTGTACACCTGTTATATTTCTAAATTATTCTAATGTGATATCTGAGTTGGTTGCTTTAACATATGCTTCATAACCACATACAGATTATTATCGATTGATAGTATCTATACTCTTGATAACTTTAATGACATCAGTCGACATTGGTGAATAACCCATTGGGATATAGTGTAGTGTGTTATGTTAATATTTGTATACATTTAAAAACACTTATGTGTTAGTAACATAATCTACATATTAATTGTCTAAAACTTGTATGAAATGTTGAATACTATCTTATCTATTTTATTGTATTTGATTAGATATGTTAGTTAAAGTGCGTTTTTGCCTTGCAGTGATTTTTGAAGAAGAATATTGCATAGATTATGATGGTTGTATTACATTACGTCTTAAACTTTATTTAATTTAATTTGGTTACTATATTCTATTTATGAATTTTTGTACTAAACCATATGTTTGTTTCTATTTTTACACTGCATCATATTTATTGCGTAATTATTGTTTTTGCTGGTTGCGTTTTGCTTTCTATTATTTAATTTGTGCTTTAGAAGCATTACGCATGTTGTTATATGTAATATTTTGCTATTAGCGTTTAATTTGTAATTATTTCAATTTTATGTTCAAGTGTTACAAATATTTCTTTTTGTGTGAGGCTTATTTAATAATTTAATAATATGTATCAGTAATATGTTTTGTTATTTTCTTCATTTTTTAAGTGTGCCATGGTTCACGTTATATTAAAGTAGGTACTTTGGTCATATAGTGTTATTAACAGCATTGGCAATATTATTATTAACATATCATATTACAACATTTACAATTGTTTGAACCTTTAGTATGTCTACATTTAATACTATGATGGTCACAATGTTATACCATTGGTACGTTTACTATACCAGTTATACCTATAAATTTGAGTGGTTTTATTTATCTTTTAGCGGTAATTTATAATAAACTGTTCCATTTTTAAGTGAATTTAGCATTATTGAATAATGTGTTTGCAAAGTTTGTTATTTGAGATATGAACATCTTTATTAAACTGGCACCAACCAATTATTTGAAATATTATATTAAACCTAATAAAACATTAGATATTATACTATTTGCTAATGAAGCAAACAAAGGACCTAATTATGGTATCGTATTCACTAATGAAGTTACTTGATTATTGAAATTACGTTTATTATTTTATCTTATCATTGTAATCATACATAATAAGCAGTGCAATTATATTTGTTAATATTATACATTATTAATTAATTGTTTGCCAGATTAAAATATAAACTTCCTTATACCAAATCCAACTGCAAAGCTACGTAGCGATTTGAAACTGTTTTTACCTGTTAAATTGTACATACATAATGCTTTGAACAATTTTGGATTCCAATTTACTGTTACTTATTTGAATTTGACAAATGGTAACTTTAATTATAAAGATTCAAGTTGTAATATTGGTACTTTAATTTAAATGTTTTATAGATTAATTATACTAGTCAAATTGATTATTGTATTATATGGTAATTATCGTAATACACATATTTAATAAATGAGTCCAGTAAAGTATGGTACTATAGCATAATATTTACCATTACACATAATAACATCATTATTGTGTAGTATATTGTATGTACGTTTATTGAACTATATTGGAATATTTTGACCATTAATTTGCATTAAAGTGCATTATTATGTGTGTGATATCAAGAATTATTTAGTCTTATATTATGTATGTTATCTTTGTCTAATCAATAATGTATTTATAGCATTCATATGTAATGACAATATTTGTTAAATCTATAATTTTGATGCACTAGTATTTAAAATCAAATCATATTATTGTAATTGACAATCACAGAAAGTTTAATGTGTACATACATTGTAATGTATTTTAGGCATAATAGTTGGTTAATAATATACATTATGTAATAATTTATTATTTATTATAGTTTAAGCACCTACGTTTACAATAGCTCTTTGTTGTGAATATAATGATATTGCTTTCATATTAATTAATTGTATCTCTGTCAATAGCACTGGGTAATTGCTTATCAATTGTGGTGTCGGTTGGAAAATGAATTAAGAATATATTTAGTAAAATTTCTGTTGGTATTAGTAAGCTAAATCAGCAGGAATTTTGCATGTGTGATAAACAGATCGCCTTAATTATCTTTATAAAATCACCTTGTCATGTGATTGAATCTGTTATCTGTAATTTGGTTTTAGTCCTTTATACTATTAACCATCCAAATAACCCATTGTTTTCATAATCTAGGCCATACCTTAAATATGCCATCTTCTATAATCTTAAAACATTTATTATATATAATTAAACCATTGTTATGTTTTAATTTTTAAATTTAAATCACATAAACAAGCACCACAGTGCCATGGTATTTAACCATTTTTCGTTTAATAACGTTATTATATTATATTGTTATTGATTGCCCAAAATTAATAACATTATTATAATTTGTTATCATATGTTGTGTCATATTAACCATCATAATTCACTTAATATTATTACATGTTGTAAGCCTAATAATCTTCATATTGACCATATTGTTATAACATTTTCCATTATGGTATGTCTTACTACTATTGCACTTAGACTACTGGTGGTAATTTAAATTATTATTTTTATACTTTCTTCTACTTTTTGATATATTAATATTTTTTCCATACTTGTCTTGGGTCATCACCATGCACTTATCTCTTTGCAGCAACTTACACATAGTGTTATCTAGTTTAATCGTTAGCACATAATAATAAATTTGGCGTGCCACAAACATTGCATATCTTCACATAACTTCGTTAATGTGTGCGTATATCTGGTAAAAAGTATGGTGCGCCATTATTATTAATAATTCTTGGTGCATTATATGAGTTTTTGGCACATTATTTTATATATTAGACAATATTTTTATAACCATTTAATTTTTATAATATTACAGTTAACAATTTGCTCTTTTATTAATTAATGGTTGGTTAATTGAATTTTAACTGTTTAAATTATGGTATAACTTATGATTATTTATAACCATAAGATATAATATCTAATAACCATGATCTTTATTAAGTGGCACTAATAAACCTTGCTAAATATGGATGTTATATCTGAACACCTTATATACCTCGTAACATTTATGATTATTATAGTGTTAATGGTTATGTAGCAAATTTGACATTTTAAACTTTTTATGTTAATAAATTGGATGCACCCAATTTTTGAATGTTTAATAAATACATAATTCTATTCAGTGTTAGTGGCAATTTACCATAACCTTATAATTCAAATTGCATTTGTACTTATATTGGTGTAGCTCTACTTTTCTTGCGTACAGAATATACACCAGCATAACTACCATCACTCATCTTAAATGATTTACATTTCTTTAGTTGTTTAAATTTACGTACTATCTTGTTTCCATTTTATATCATCTAACCTCCAGTTCTCTATCTTAGTCGTTATTTGAACGTTCGTTCGCAGCCTGAAACCGTGCTCAGGCGAGTGTTTAGATGTGAATGAATGTAGCTATTGTTGGACAGTTTGTACATGGTTTTCTAAAAAAATGTAAATCATTTAAGATGAGTGATGGTAGTTATGCTGGTGTATATT